CGACGGACTCATACTTACGCAATCTTCCAACGGAGTCGTCGCCTAACACCTTAAGCTTACAGAACCTACCAAGGGTCGAAAGCATTAGGTAGCACAACAAGATGTAGTTACAGATTGAACCGATCAGCTGTGTAAAGTAGCTTCCACTCGGGATACCTCCACTTTTCACAAACACATCTCCATTGTTCATTACTATCGGCGTCTTAATGAAGTAGTCACATAAGTTCCAAAACTCATTAGTGTCCACTGCATCCAGCCTCAAATTCTGTAAACAGATTTTGAATGCGGTCCTAATCAACCAGGGTGGCACCGTAGCGTCGAATCCTGACCAATCCGTGACAAACGCTGTCCCATCATTCACAAACATGGAGTCAATAAAAGCAGGAAGCTCCTTAAGCATTACCCTACCATGAAACACAGGTGAGTCGGACCTCTCAAACAAGTCTACCAATGGTACAACAAATCTACCCTCACGAATAGTCTGTTCCATGGGGAAACCCCACACGAGGCGAACCTTTTCCTCACCAAGTTTAGCTAATTGAGTACGCTTATACCCACAACATGGGGCGACGGATCTCTTACTCAGTTTACCCTGAGAATTCAGCTTCCACATACGCTTTGCAGCATGCACAGCACTTCTGTACACATCCTTCTTACGTTTCCCAAGCCATGTCCATCCGGCAGAGGTATTCGCCTCAACTGGAACATCCCAGAAGTCTAACGGTTCAACCTTGGTACCAAAACGAAATCTAGCGAAGGCATGAGAAATGGCCTGCTCTAGGTAAACATCACCTAAAGGCATGTCTGGATAGACGTGGTCATAACGGAAAATTCCCTCATGTAGCTTCTCTTGAGACGCACCTGAGCGTGTCCATCCGCGATACTTCGCTGGTAATCCTCCAAAGATGTCGATTACTTCATCCATAACATATGGGTCGTGGGGTACATTGGTCATGTACAAGGGAAAGCCCTTAGTTCTGCCAAGAAAGCGCAGATTGCTCGTCTTGAAAACGGTGCTAGTGTAACCCTCCTTAAAGGTTAATTGTGCGTCGCGGACGCGGGGAACGTGTTCTGTCTCCATTAAAGGTGATTCAATTTTAGGCATAATGCCCTACCTCCTGTTGTATGAGTATC